CCCATACCATTTTGATTGCGTTTATATGCTGTTTTTAAATCATCTTTATTAAATGATTTTTTGTCATTAACTAAAACAATTAAACACATTTTAATTAGTGTCACTTTCTTGGTCTATAAATTCGCTTTCTGAATTTGTAAAATTCTCAACCATTGTTTTAAATGTGATGTATTGGTTTTTAAAGTCTTCAAAATATTCTAAATGATTAAATATTTCTTTTTTATCTAAATAAAAATATAGATTTGAATAATCCCTATTTACATTTTTAATTAACCAATCTAGATAGTTATGATAGTGGACGGCTTCTTTAATTATAAAATCAATTCCTGATAAATCTGAATTACTTATAAAATCATCTTGGCTTTTAAATTCTGATAAAATCCATTGGTTAACACTATCTACAAACTCTAAGTTTTTAAAAAATGAAATCTTTTTTAAATTACTTCTAAAAATTCTAATTTCAATTGTATCATCATTACATAAGTTCAACGCTCTAAATCTGTATCCATTGCCCTGATCGTCTGTATCGTCCCTATGTGGATCAATCGTATCATGAAAAGAAGTATAATCTATAAACTTGGCGTATTGTTTGTCTTCTCTTCCAGCAAGATCAGTTATAAATTGTTTGTTTATTGGACTATGATAGAAGAGATTTAAAACCCTCTGTTGAAAATCTGAAAAACTATTTCTGTTAATGTGAATATGCATACCACAATTCGAACCGTGGTATCCTTTGCAAGTTTCATGCAAGTTTAATTTAAAAAATTTATCCCAGAAAATGTTTTTATGATAATAAAAATCTGCATTTGTTGAAACTATTTCAAAACCTCTTTCAGCGTCTAGTGATCCGTCCCGTTTGCATACAATATATTCTGCATCATTAATATTCATTGTTTCGTTGATCTCTTCGACTATTTCGTATCTGTCATCATGTCTTGTTTCTACTTCGATTTCTATTCCATATCTTAAAGCCATATAGCCAAGATTTAACAATTGAATTGCATAATTCCAACGCTTTAAATTTTCCTGTTCGTCTTCATAACTTGTTTCACAATTACAGTCTGAGCTTTCATGATGTGAATATTCGCAGTCTTCGCAATATCTATAATTTCTATCAAAACAATCTTGGCAAACAGTAGTATTATTGCTGTCTATATAATTCTGATCGTCCCTATATGTTATGTGTTCACAGTCTTCGCAACAAAAATAATTTCTGTCATACTCATCAAATGAAATTAAAAAATTCTCATCATTATAATAATACTCTGTTTCAAGCGTGTATAATTCAGAGTCAGTACAAAAATATAATTTATAAATATCATTTTTAAGATAAGAGCATTTAGGTTTTAAAACATTATCTATTATATAATCAATTTGATCTGTTCTTTTATTCGCTCTGATCTGATTAAAATATAAATGAAGCCATTTTTGTTTACTTGAAAATGAAATATTTTCATTGTCTATAATCTTGGCTATATCTTTTAAATTTAATCGCATTTTAAATATTCGTTAATTCTTACTAGAATATATAAAAAATCCTATAATAAACAAATAAAATAAATAAACATTTATAAATTTTTTTCTATTTACCGACTGTCTAAAAAACTATTGAAAAGCCTAGATAATTCCAATTATTGCCATAATAATTAATCTGCCAGAGGCTATCTGACAAAGAGTAAAAAATATTTAATATTTATCGGAATATTATTCTCTTTTTTGCGTCTTTATATGTATGTATTTAGAAAACTTTTATAGTTCAACAATGATAATTGCTATCGGTTTGGTGGTGGTTGTTATTTTGTTTGCGTTTTTGGATCATTAGTATTGATCGGTGGTCCTTGATCGGTGGTCGGTGGATCGTGGTTCATGCGTCCATGCAAAATCGCAAGAGATACTAAAGGTATATGAAATATACTATATAAAATTATAGATAACCATTACCCCCTAAAATTGACAATGTATATGTGTATGTATATATATAAATATACATACAAAACATGACCGATTTACTTTCATCCGTGACTTCGATGAACCAAGAGGAACAAGAATTATTCCTCAAAAGGTTAGAACTAAAGAAGTTTCAGCTTGAGTCCGCCAAGAATGCAAAAGAATCCTTTGCCTCCTTTGTAAAAACTATATGGCCCGACTTCATAGAGGGGGGACACCATAAAATCATCTCTAAAAAATTAGAAGCTATCAAGGATAAAAAAATTACAAGATTAATTGTGAACATGCCTCCTCGTCATACAAAATCAGAATTTGCAAGTTATCTGTTCCCTGCTTGGATGATGGGGCATAACCCTAAATTGAAAATTATCCAAACCACCCATACGGCAGAACTAGCCTATCGTTTTGGTAGAAAAGTCAGAAACCTGATGAACGAGCAAGAGTATCGAAACATATTCCCAAAAAGTGAACTACGAGCTGACTCACAGGCAGCAGGTCGTTGGGAAACAAATTACGGTGGCGAATATTTTGCAGCCGGTGTCGGTGGTTCGATAACCGGTCGTGGTGCAGACTTGTTAATTATTGATGATCCTCATTCAGAACAAGATGCCATGTCTAAAACGTCCATGGAAAATGCATGGGACTGGTACACCTCTGGACCTCGACAGCGTTTACAACCAGGCGGAAGTATCGTTGTTGTCATGACACGGTGGTCAGAGGACGATCTAACAGAAAGATTAATCGAAGCACAAATGAAAGATCCACTAGCGGACAAGTGGGAGATTGTAGACTTCCCAGCGATCACGGACGACGGACAACCACAATGGCCAGAGTATTGGAAGAAGGATCAACTCGATGCGGTCAGAGCTTCTCTTCCTACAGCGAAGTGGAATGCACAATGGCAACAACAACCAACATCAGAAGAAACAAGTATTATTAAACGAGAGTGGTGGCAAGAATGGAAAGCAGATCAACTCCCACAACTTCAATACATCATACAAAGTTATGATACAGCTTTTTCTAGTAAGACGACAGCAGACTTCTCAGCGATTACAACATGGGGAGTTTTTTACAACGAGGTAACAGCAAAACAAAATTTAATTTTAGTCGAAGCCGACAAAGGCAGGTGGGACTTCCCTGAGCTTAAACGCATAGCGCTAGAGAAAAATCAATACTGGCAACCAGAACAGATTATCATCGAGGCAAAAGCGACAGGACTACCGCTCACACACGAACTACAATCCATGGGTATACCGGTGATTAATTTTACACCGAGTCGTGGAAACGATAAGCTTGTGCGTGTGAACTCTGTGGCTCCTTTGTTCGAGTCAGGCATGGTTTGGTATCCTGCTTACAAATGGGCAGAAGATGTTATTGAAGAATGTGCAGCTTTCCCGTATGGTAGAAACGACGACTATGTAGATAGCACCACACAGGCTCTGATGAGGTATCGACAGTTCGGTGCTCTTGTGCATGATTACGATGAACAGGTAGATGAAATACCTAGACGTAAGATTGCTTTTTATGGTGCATAAGGTATAAAGATTGAATGGCAGAAGTTGACAAAACATTAAACGAAGCTCCCGCAGGTATTGAAGACGATATAACTTTAGAGACAACGCAACCCATGGAGGTTGAAGTTGAAGGCGAGGAGGAGACACTTTCTCTTGGTCCGTCGCCCATGGACACTGGAGGAGGATTCGCAGATAATTTAGCAGAAGCAATACCAGAAGAAACTTTAGCAAAACTTTCAAACGATCTTCGATCACAGTTCTCTGTCGATCACACATCTAGAAAAGATTGGGAGCAAGGTTATGTCAAAGGATTAGATTTATTAGGTTTCAATTACACAGAACGCTCTGAACCGTTCAGAGGTGCAGCATCAGTTTCTCATCCACTATTAGCAGAGGCCGTCACACAGTTTCAAGCAGGAGCTTACAAAGAACTCTTGCCTGCAGGCGGTCCTGTCAAAACTTCTATCCTAGGAGAAGTGACAGATATGATGGAACAACAAGCAGAG